GGATGACTCCAGAACAAACTCAAGTAAATAATGAAAGACAAGCCTTTGAAAGGCATGTACAGGAAAACGGAGAGGCAATTCCTGAAAACTTTAAGGATGCCGGTGCGTGGTTTGATTCACTCAAGGGCGCACAAGCAGAGTATACCAAAGCTCGTCAAGAGGTTTCTGAGCTTAAGAAGAACTTTGCAGAAGGCAATACTGAAAACCCCAACTATGTAGCTCCAGAAGAGACAGAGGCTCCTGTAGAGGAAGCTCCTCAGTTAGATATGGATAAACTAGAGATTCCAGAAGCTGCCCCAGAGCCGGAAGAAACAGTTGCTCCTAATGGTAAAATTATTCAACCTGAAAACTGGGCTGAATGGGGACTTGAAATTGATAATAATAGTGGATCGCTTTCAGATGATACGAGAGAATCTATTAAATCTGAATTTGGTGTTCAAGATGCTATTATTGATGAAATTATTGCAGGAAGAAAAGCAATGATGAAGCAAGCTGTTAATGAAGCAGCTAGTGTTGTTGGGTCCGAACAAGAGCTTAATACTCTTATGGACTGGGCTTCCAAGAATCTTCCTGCTGATGAACGAGCAAAAATTAACGAAGGATTGCGAACCCCTGCGTGGGAAACCGTAATGCTTGGGTTAAAAACTAAGTATGAATCTTCTGTACCCTCTCAGAAAGCAAAAGAACCTACCAGCATGGTAGAACAAGCACAGCCAACCGCTAATGTTGGCTCTCCTGAAGAACCTTTTGGTTCTAGAGAGCTTATGCTTGCTGCAATGAGAGATACAAGATATACTAGAGATCCAAAATATCGAGCCGCTGTTGAAGAGAAGATGCGTATCACCTTCGAAGTTCAGGGCGGTTTGATGTAAGTTAGGTTGATTGCGTCGAAATCGGATAGCAAATCCCCCTGCGGGCAATGGATGGCTTTTCGCCGTAAGACACCTCGCTAAGACTCCTTTCAAGGAATAATCAAAGCGTGTGATAATCACCCTCTTTTTTATTGATAGCCTAATTCTTTGAAAGGAAATAACAATGGCTGATAATATTGCTAATTTAGGTTTTGGTCGCGGTGCGTCAGGTTCTGATGCTCTTAGGCAACAAGGAACCACCGGCGGCGTTGCTGGTGAAAACAAGCTATGGCTTCCCGTATGGTCGGGCGAAGTACTAGCTGCTTACGATTCTTATCGTGTTTTTGAGCCTCTCGTCACTGCTAAGACTATTTCAACTGGTCGTGTAATGGAATTCCCAATTACTGGTACTGTTGATCTCAAGGCAGCTTGGGGTGCAGGTGAAGAACTAGAAGGCAGCACTACTGCTTATGGTTCAGATACTATCGGTGTTCGGTTGGATAACCGACCAATCGCTGCTCACTTTGAAGTCGATAACATTGATATGATGATTTCACAGTGGGAATATCGTAGTGAGCTTGCTCGTCAAGCCGGTCTTGCTCTTGCTAACGCTAGAGACAAGCAGATTCTTGCTACTCTTGTTCGTGCAGCCGCAGAAGATGCTACTTTTGCATCTACGTCAACCAATGGATCAAAGTCCACTGGTTCTATTTCCGGTACTATCTTTACTGATACCACTTTTGCAAGCCTTGGTAACTTTAACGGCAGTTCTACTGCTGCTCAAAGAACCGATGCTGCTCTTCTCCTTCTTCAGAAGATTGAAGAATTCCATGTATTCTTACAGGAAAACGACATTCTTGCAGAAGGTACTTACTGCGCTGTTACCCCACAAGCATTTGCCGACATCCGCGCCCTTGGTGTAGCCAGAGATAACTCTGCCCTACTCGGTGGTGCTGGTCGCCCAATGTTCGGTGGCGTTTCAGAAGCTGGTGGTCTTGGTAATGGTCTTGAAGACGGTTACAACGCTCTTGCGGATACTCTTAACTACATGGGTTGTACCATTGTTAAGAGTAACCACCTTAAGCAGCTATTTAGCTCCAACGTCAAGACTCTTGACGGAGCATCAAAGGGTCAGCTTGGTACTGGTAGTGACTACGCAGATTCAGCAGTTGATGCTATTGGTGATGACAAGTACTCGGCTGGTTACAAACGAGCAGGTTGTCAGGCTATCATGTGGAAGCCAGAGTCAATTGCGGCTCTTTCGCTTCAAGGCATGAAGGTTGATACTGTTGAAGATGTTCGTCGTAACACCAACTTTACCGTTGCATCCATGATGGGTGGTACTGGTGTTATCCGTCCTGAGTGCGCTGCACTTTGTATTTCGGTTGCAAGTACTATTCGTGGTACTGCTACAAACGGACTAATGGCAAACAGCCACCTTAGTCTTTCTCCTGAATTCGTTCAGACTGTTGGTACTGGTACTGGATATCCATTCAGTTAATTCTTTCTGTATATATTTTATATACATGTTCATACATTTCAAACGGCTCGTCCCCGAAAGGGGGCGGGTCGGATTTTAAACTTTTAAAAGGAGACTCCTATGGGCTTGATGAGTAAGCTTGACTGTATTAACCAGATGCTTTTAGCGTCCGGTGAATCTATCATTACAGCATTGACAGATACGTCAGTCGAAACAGGGGTAGCCGAACAGATTTTTAATCAAGTAGTGATGGATTATCAAATTAGAGGACTTACTAATAACCAATTCCAAAAGAAATACTTACCTTCAGCTACTGCTTTAAGTGCTAGTAGTGTTACTCCTTCCGCAGGAAACGGATATATTGATTTAGGATATGCTTATTCAGATACCCCCACCGATGGCTCTCTTATTTCAGCCGAGCTTATTTCTCCTCATTACGATACAGATGGAAAGCTTATCTATGCCTTTGATAGAATTGGCAGTACTTTTACAGGATTAGGAACTATTGTAACTGCGGATGCGAATAAAAACCTGTTATACAATACTACAAATCAAACCGCCGAGTTTACCCTTGGAACAGAATATACGGTTCTTATGGATCTCTTTGTATCCTTCGAGAACATCGACACAGCCACTCAGAGGGCCATCACGGCCACCGCTGAAAGAATGTACCAGATGGCTACCCAAGGAGACAAAGGCGCAGACAAGCTTCTAGGAGGCCGTGAGCAGATGTTTGCAGCAAAGGCTAAAGCATCCGATATTAATGATAGAAAAAGAAATATCTTTAGCTCTGGAGATAACGCGGTTATGAGAGCAGTTCGCCGTGATTTTGGAAGACAAAGAGATATTCGATATTGGCAAGCGAGAGGATAATTAATGTCACAACAAGTTAGAATCCCTATTTACACCTTAGCTGGTGGAGTTGGAAGACAGCCGGTATCCAAACGACTCCCCTCAGAAGCACAAGATCTTGATAATGTTTTTCTTACAATTGAAAATTCTTTCGAGAAAAGAAGCGGGTTTGATTATGTTCCCGGTAAAGCCGCAGATTACTCTGAAGATGTAAATCTAGCTCCTAATTCTATTGTTTTTAATGAGCTTGACTTAACTATCGGAGGCGGAGAAGGTACAGAAACTTATATACCAGATGATGAAGATGATTTCTTTTTTAATTGGACAACCATTGATGAAGACAATATTTTCTTAATTGCTATTAACGTCTCTCTTGCTCAAAAAGCTCCAGATACGACTACAGAAAACGGCATTACAAGAGAAGTAGCAGGATCCACTCAAGACTATACATGGAATTCTTCTTCAAATACATATAGCTCTGGATATTCTTTAAACTTCAAAAAGAAATTTATTACTGTTTGGAAAGTAGGGGCTGAATCCCTTTCCTTACAGAGTGTTGATTATAGCAGCGTTAGTAAAAATGTTCTTGATTATTTAAAAGAGGGTTACATAACAGGCAAAGGCAATGAATCATTAAAATTTAGATCTTTTGGAACATCAACTCTTATATTAAACGATAAAGTTAAAACAGGATATAAAGAATTATATAAAACAGATTTTAACGCTCAACCTATCAATACCGTAGAATATGATGATACAACTTCCTCAAATGCTACAATTCCTATTAGAGTTAAAACAGGAGAGGTTGGCCTTTTTGATGGATATATAGTTGACACTACATCTAATTATGCCTTAATGAAAACATTTGATGAGTTTCATACTGATAAACCTTTGTTCTCTAAAGGTGATATTATTAAAATTTATGACGCTACAAACACTACCTTTTTAGGTCAGTTTGTTCTTCAAAACCATAAATCAAGATTTGATAAAATAGAATTTGATAAAGAAGATATTGCATCAGAAGAAGGAAATCTACCGAAAATAAGCGGAGAGTTTTACAGAATTCGTTTAATAAAAACAGAAAAGGAATACGGAGGAGAATCTATTAGATATAGAACTTCGGCCTATCCTAAATCTCTTGGATATCAATCTCCAGATTTACTTCCTACAACTAAATTAATTGATTTAAACGGATTGGACATTAATAGAAAATGTTCTAGATTTAATCCTGATGGAGCAGACTTTCAAGAAAACCCCGGCTGTGGTTGGGGTGTTTCTGAGTTAACAGCAGACTTTGCATTAGGTACTTTTTGGTATCAAAACGGAGCGCAAACTACTAGGGTGGATTTAAATATTCCTACTGGAGATTCAGACTCTACTATTCAAACTTTAATGGATAAAGTAAACCAGTCTGGTGGCAACGGTAGATTAAAAATTGACGAGGATAGTAAAGGGCTGCTTTTAGTAGATCAAGTCACAGAAGAAGTAATTCCTATCTTAACTACTTTTGTTGATGTAAGCGGAGCAGGATGTGTAAGAGATGATAATACAGCAACTAAATTAGGTCTTACAACTTATGGAGGAGCTTCATTAAATCCTCTTGGCGTTGGACAAGTTAGCGAAGTTTTTCAAAATACTCTTGAATGTGTTGGAGGACTTACTTCAAATCCATTCAGCGGCAGCGAAGATATAGTTAGTATTACAACTTTTGGTCCTATTACAGATTCTTTTGGAAATCTTACTAGCCCTACTAAAATAGTAAATTCTTTAAA